TCGAACGTTACCGGATGGCACCCCGACGTGTTGATTTACGACGACATCAACACCAACCGCAACTCGCGCAAATTCGAGGGACGAGTCGCCATCACCAAGGCGTACAAACTCACGCGCAAAATCCTCAAGCCGACCGGCTTCGAAATCAAAATCGGGACGCCCTATGGGCTGGGTGACACGTTCAGCGATGAGGTTCTGACGGCGAGGCCGGGGAGCTATCACCGCGTCTTCAAACCCGCGCTCCGGCTGTTGAACGGCGAGCGCCTAGACCCCAACGGCTTCCCCGCCGAAACCGAAATCGAACTCCTCTTCCCTGCCATCCTCAGCTACGAATTTCTGCGAGAGGAGTACGAGGCCGACTATGAATTTTTCATGAGCCAGTACATGCTCGACAGCTACGGAGCCGCCGAACTGGTTTTCACCGAGGCGCAGATGTTGACCGCGATGGTGGACGAGGACAAAGTACCGATGGAGGGACAACGCTTCCTCCACTTCCGGCTACCCTGCCGGAGCCTCAACTGGCTGACAACCTCCGGCGCGGTAGGCATTATGCACCGCAATCGCATGTATATCGCGGAGACTTTGCAAGGCCACTACAAGCCATCGGCACTCGCCAAGATCATCCATGACACCGCCCGGCGCAACGGCTTGCACAACATCACCATCGAGGAATCGCCGGGAGCGCGTCTGATGCAACCTGCGATCAATAACTACAGTTTGACAACAGGCTGGAAGATCATGATCACATGGACGGAGTTTCAGGCCGACGCCGGAGAGCGCGACACCCGCATCCGCCATCTGGAGCCATTGCTGGCATCCTCGCGTCTGTTCTTCTCCGACGCCTTGAAGACCAAGCCGCTCATCGAAGGCTTCGTGCAATACGGCATGACCCCGGATGACGGGTTGCCGGATATCATCTCGCGGGTAGCCGATCACCTTCCGGTGAGTCTCGAAGCCGGGGAGATGGCCGAGCAAGACCTCGCATGGGAGATGATGCGCGAACGCGACAAGTTCAATCTCATCTATGGGCGCGGAGTGTACACGCCATCGGAGCCGGAGCCGGAGGAGATCGAGGCCCGAACCAGCTTCGAAGAACACGCGGTAACCGGGCAGGGGCTAGAAGTGTGGATTCCCGGCCTTGAATAAAGTTTCGCCTAGCCTTCGCCCCTGTGGATTGAGCTAGTTGCGGTAGAGCAAACAAAGGGTCTATCATCCCGCAATTGATTCAAGGATTGGTCTCGGTAACCAAGAACGACTTTGATGTGGCGATAAGCCTTCTCCCCCAATACACCCCGCCCCAAGCGGGATGTTATTAAAACCAACGGAAAAGTGGCCGGGCCTTAACTACCGACCTTGAAACCCGTTCCAGCGCAACTTGACGGTTTTATAGGGTCAGGCTATGGCCGCGTCCTCCACCTTAGAGATGAGGGATAACCCACACGCCCCGGTACTGCCGGGTGACGTGACGACCTCCACGGACCCGACCATCCCACCGAAGTACACCGATGCCGCCGTCATCAGCATTGTGGTGCAGGACTACGAACGCGCCAGCGCATGGCAGAACGACCGCCGCTGGCCGCTGCAATGGACCGAAAGCGACATCCTGTATCAATCGCCCCGCACCCTAAGCACGTTCGAAGGCTCCTCCGTCACCCGCTCGAACGTCTCCCGCTTCACCGTAGCCAAGCAAACCAACTCCCTAGCCCCCGCGATCACATCCGCCATCTTTTCAGACGCCACCCCGTTTCTGGTACGCCCCCGCCCCGCCACCCATCAGGACACAGTAAGAGCATGGACCGATCTTGTCTCCGAACTGATAGACGAAATCAACTTCAAGCAAGAGTGTAGTTATGGGATTCAGGGGATGGTGAACTCCGGCACAGTCATCTTCAAAATGGGATGGGAGACCGAGACCAAGGTCGAGACCCACTACCGGAGAAAGAAAGCCCCGCCGCAAGTGCCGATGCCGATAGGCAAGCCCATGACGGTGTTTACCGAGGAGTCAGACGAATTTGAAGCCGTCGAAGAAGAAGTCACCCGCAACCGCCCCACCTTCGAGAAGCTGGAACTAGGCGAAGTCTTCGTAGACCCGAAGTGGAAGAACCCGAATCAGCTATGGAAATCGAAGTTTATCGTCCACCGCAACTACATCAACCATGACGACCTCACCCGGCTCCGCGAAAATCCCGACTACGACATCCCCAGCGATGAAATCCTCCGCCACATTTTTATGTCGGACGAGGAGCAGACCGAACCCATCGACGGAACCGAAGAAGCGATGACGGTCAATACCAGCGTGCATCACGCCGCCCGTCAGGATACCGACTGGAGCGAAGACCCGCTATTAAAACCGATGCAGTTATTGGAGTGGTGGGATAAGACGCAAGTACGCGCTGTGCTGCAACAGAAATGCGTCATCCGCAACGGCAAACACAAGATGCCGGAGAAACCCTTTCTCAGCGCCAATTATTGGGATATCGACAACTCAGGCTATGGCATGGGAGTGGGGCGCATCAGTGGCGCGGATCAGCGCGTTGAGCAGGGGATGATTAACGCAATTCTGGACATCCTAGCCTTCGCCGTACAACCGGAGTACGCCATTGCGCGAGGGGCCAATGTGCCGACTCAAGACCAGCGGCGAAGGCTGGGCGGCATCCGCATGGTGGACGGTGCGGATGCCACCAAAGCCGTCTCTCTGGTTCCGCAACCGCAGGTTCCCCCGGATGGATGGAGGGCTATACAGGCGGTTGTCGGTTCGAGCGAGGGAGCGACCGGAGCCGACCAAGCCACAGTGCAAGGCGTTCTCCCCGGTCGAGGGAGCAGCGTGGGGCATTCCGGTACGGGTGCCGGGATGCTCCAAGCTGCATCAAGCGGACGCTTGCAAAGCCCGGTCGAACGCTTCATCGACGGAGTATTTCTTCCCTTCCTCAACTTCCTTTTTCAGATGGTGAAGGAGCGGATGCCGATACAGGAAATCCGCGATCGCATTGGTGAGCGCAGCAAAGACCTCATACCGGACTTTGGAGACTTCATGGCGACCAACGTCAAGTTTGAAACGTTGGCCGGAACCAAGCTGGCGGCGCGGGGCCGCATGGCGCAGGCGCTTCCCTTCCTGTTGGAAGTCTTCGGCAATCAGGCGCTCATTCAGCAACTCACTCAGGTGGGTTACAAGGTCAACGTGATGGAGCTAGTCAAGATGGTTCTGGACATGAGCGAGTGGAAGAACCGCGCCGACCTTGTTGTGCCCATGACGCAACAGGACATGCAAACGATGGCGCAACAGAACCCCGCCGCGATCAAAGCCCAAGCCGACTCCGCCGCGCTCAATCAGAAACACCAGAACGATATGGAATTGGAAGACAAAAAAATCGCCGGGCGCATCGCCACCAAGAGCGTAGGCGCAACCCACCAAGCCTTAATCGAATCCCCGCTCGAACGCGCCTCCAGCTTTGCCGAGCGCACCGCCGACGAGCGATCCATGCAAGCCAGTCAGTTCTACGGAACGTCAGGAGGAGGGTAGATGGAACACGAACATGCGCGGCGACTCTCAGCAGACAAGCGATGGGGAGTGTGGAGACGCGATGCCCAGATCGACGTCGCCCCCTGCAACCGGAGTGGAGAGCTTGTACACGGACACGTCCTAGGATCACGCTGCCCCTGCCATCCGCGAGAAGACCACCAACTGTATTACGCAACCGTCTTCATTCACGACAACCGCATCACGGAGCCGAGCGATGGAACCCGATAGCGCAAAATTCATAGTCATTCCGCCCCGCCACCGCCGCGCTCTGGAGATGCTACGAGAGCAGAAGCAGCGCGATCTCTTAGGCTCCATCGGCAGGGGCGCACTCCGCGACGAAGACGACCCCTTCACACTGGAACAAATCGCAGAGCCGTTGCTACAGCGCGGCCTTATCGAAGACCTCACATGGACAGACCTAGGCGCAGGCGGAAAATACTTCGTCCGCATAACCCGGCTAGGCGAAATCTGCTTAGGGCTGGGATACATGCTCCGCGAGACGCGCAAGACCACGCTGGAGGAAATGAAGTTATTGTCAGCGACCGCACGAGCAGAAGTAACCCTATTGCCAGCCGCCACCGCCGAACGATTAGCCAAGCACGACGCCAGCGATGAGAAAGAGGCTATCGCATGATCGAGAACGCCATCCGCAGCGAGAGACGATTCGGAGTGACAGCGGAGCTAACCCCGCTGCAACGCCGCAACCTGTTTCAGATACGCAGCAGCGAGGTATGGCCCGACCTTTTAGACGTGATGGAAATGTGCTGTATCGAAATCGAAACCCAACTCATCAACACCGCCGCCGAACGCGAGGCCGAAGTTTTGGCAAACCACAAAATGGCAAAGGCGGCATGGCAAATCTTCACCCACCTGCAAGAGAAGGTGGACAAAGAAATCTCGCTCTACGTCAACAGCAACGCCGCCACCGCCACGTTGCCGCTGCTAACCGCCGAAGAACAGCTTGTCGAAAACATACTCGATCCAACCCGACAGGCACCTTCCGACGAATAACTACATGAGGAGAAATGGGTGATGAAACACGAATGGCTCAACGACGGAGAACCCGATGAGAATGGCGATTACATCGCCGTCATCGAAAATGCGGAGGGAAAGCGAATCTCAACCTTCAAGGGCAAAACCTACAAAGAGGTTGCCGATGCGCTATTGCACTCTCAGGCCAACGCCAATCGGGAAATCAGCCGTCTACGACGGCCCGACCGTGCGAGGATACCCCAACCGTTCCAAGCCGAAACGAAAACCCTAACCTCCGCCGACAAGCTACGCCTATCGACGGAAATTACCGACCCTGACAAAGTTGTGGATGCCGTGACCGAAATCGTAACTCATGCGCAGGGCGCAGCCCCGCGTGAAATCACTACCCGACTCGCCACTATGACCGACGACCAGCGCGACCTATACTACAAAGACGAAGCCATCGCCTTCGTTCAAGCCACACCCGATTACTACCCCGTACAACAGAACCGTGACAAACTCTTTGCCGCGCTGAAAGACAGCCAGCTAGACCTCACGCGCAACAACCTTGCATTGGTGTACCAAACGCTTTCCGACCAAGGCCAACTCATCGCATGGCCGGACGAGCCAACCGACGGACCAAAACCCAATGGACAGATGCGCGAAGCCCCAGCTTCGCCGGAGCCTAACTCTCCCTCTCCCACGAGTAGACCACGCAGCGTATCGACAGGGATTCGGAGCAGTGACGCATCCGCTACCGCACCCCCGCCGCCTATGCCGAAGAAAATCACACGCGCAGACATCGAGCGCATGTCAAGGGCGGAGTATCAGGAGAGATTGCGAGACCCAGCCTTTAGAAAAGCGGTTGATGCTTTAGGCGCGTGACTTCCCACAGAGGGGGATAGTCACATGCGAAACATATCCGCAGCCGCCGAGTGCGGCAGGAAGTTTGCGAAGAATGTAGTTATTCCATTCATCGAGTTTGCCGCCGCCATCGGCGGACAACTCTTCGTCTGGACCCATAGCGTGGCCGCGTATCGCGTTCACGGAGCGTTGGCCGTTGGCGTCTCGCCAGCATCCAACTTGACCACCAACCTACCGCAATCGGTAGTGACCAGTTTCGATAAGGTGTTCATCGAAAATTTGAAGGCTGAGACGCCGTGGGTACGATGCACGGCACGGCGAACGCTGGATGAGAACTCCGGCAATAAGCT